AAATAAGCTTAATTTACAAATATCAAAAGAGAGGATATTTATATGATTTATGAGAGTGGAGACAAGGAGAGCATATGAAAGGACTAGTAACAACAAAGCAGTTATGTGAGTTATTGTCTGTAAGTAGACAAGCTATATATAAGTGGAGAAAGAGTGGGTTACCAGTAGCTATAGATAATTCTGGTAGAGGTGGTAAACTAATAAGATATGATTGGAGAGAAGTCATTGAGTGGTTACAAGAAAGAAAGTAAGAGAGATCCTAAATGGTTTGTTAAGAAAAGGACTAAGTCAGGTATATATATAACTATAGCTGAAGGTAACACCAGGAAGGATATAATAGATAAGTTAAAAGCAGATAGTGAAACATACTATCAAAAGAGAGAGGAATAGTACATGAATGTGTTTGAAAAAAAGGTAAAAAAATACTTAGAGTGTTTGGGGTATGAAGTTTTAAGAAATGGTTATCCTGATTTTATGATTCGTAGAATAGGCAGATATGATGGTTTAGCTTGTGTCGAAGTAAAGAATAGAAAAGACAAATTAAGACCAGAACAAGTTAAAATGATTGATGCATTAAAAAAAGTAGGTTTACCTACATATATATTAAGACCACAGGATTTTGAAAATAGTGAAAATAGTCATGCATTAACACCTACTGGTAAGCCAAAAAAAATTGGTAGATGTAAGAAAGTAATCAGTGGCAAAGATTATTCATTAATTTACAACAAGATAAATGAAATAAAAAATAGTCTTGAGAATAGGCAAGAGTGGTGGTTTAATGAAATATTAAGCACTATAGATAGAGAATTGAGTTTAATATTTAAAGCTTTAGATTCAATTAAAGAAGCAGAAGAATTTCTTAAATGCCAAGGCATAGTTATAGAGGTAGATAAACCAGAAGATATATTAAAAGAGGAGAAATAACTATGGCAAAGAGATACACTGATACTGATATATATAATAGAGAATGGTATCATGAGTTAGATGTAAAGTATAAAGCATTCTGGGATTATATATGTAGAACATGTAATCATGTAGGCATATGGAATGTGAATATGAGATTAGCATCATTTTTAATTAATTGTACTTATACTAAAGATGAAGTATTGAATNTATTTGGTAATAGAATTATAATACTTGAAGATGATAAATGGTTTTTACCTAAATTTATTAAATTTCAATATGGAGAAAACTTAAATCCTAATAATAATGTACATAAATCTGTAATTGCTATGATAGAAAAGTATGAACTAGATGATATCTTAAACAACCCAGACCCTGATCAGACCCTAGGCAGACCCTTAGCAGATCCTAAGCAGGACCTAGCCAGACCCAAAGCAGATGCTAAAGATATATATAAAGATAAAGATATAGATAAAGATAAGGATAAAGTAAAAGAAAAAGTAATAAAAAGAAAAAAACCTTTTAAGATACCTAATATGGAAGAAGTAATAACATACTTTAAAGAAAAGTCTTATGTAGAACCAGAGTTGCAAGGGCAGAAGTTTTGGAACTTTTATGAAAGCAAGGATTGGATGGTAGGTAGAAACAAGATGAAGGATTGGCATAAGTCTGCTGCTAATTGGAATTTATCTAATAAGCCAACAAGTAACAGAAAAGCATTTGTACAAGACAGTCATAAAGTAGGAGTATCTGAATGGTAAGCTTTATACCACATGCTGGTAAACAAACTGAATTTTTAAAAGACACTGCAGACTGGGTATTCTATGGTGGAGCAAGAGGTGGTGGTAAATCACTAATGTTATCCTGGAAAGCAGCACTAACACCTAGGAGATGGCATTATGAGCATAATCGTAAAATACTTAATAAAGAAGAAATCAAAGAGCTCAGGAAACAAGGTAAGAAGCCAGAGCTTGTTATTGAACGAATATCAATTGACTACCCTGANTTTATCGCCTTACTTATCAGAAGGACATACCCACAGCTCGAAAGAAACCTCAAGCCTGAGTGTGATAAGCTATACAAGTTGTATGATGCCAGTTGGCAAGAAAGAAATAAGTGCTACCAGTTTCCCTCAGGTGCCAAGGTTTACTTAGTACATTGTCAGGATAGAAGAGCTTTAGATAACTATATTGGTGGTAACTATAACTTTATTGGCATAGATGAAGCGAATCAGTTTCCTGAGAGTTGGGTAGATGAGCTATCTACATCTGTAAGAACTGACAACAAAGACCTTAAACCACAGATTTGTTTAACATCAAATCCAGGAAATGTAGGACATATATGGCTAAAGAAAAAATTTGTAGATAGATGCCCACCAGTTGAAGATGGGTTTGTTCATTCTACAGATTTTGATGTAGATTATGCCAGGTTAACTTCAGGTGAAAAGTACTATGATGATGAAGGAATCACATGGAAATTTATTCCAGCCACAGTATTTGACAATCCCACCTTGTTGAAAAATGACCCAGCCTATGTCAAGAAGCTAAAGAAACTAAATCCAATATTAAGGGCAATGTGGCTAGAGGGTCGGTGGGATGTNTTTGCAGGAACCTACTTTGACAATTGGAATCCTATGCACCATATACTTTCGAAGTCTGAATTTAAAGTAGATAAGGATCTAAAGCAAAAATACACTTTGTTTAGATTCTACGATTATGGAACAAAGGCTCCATTTGTATGCTTATTTGCTGCAGTGGATCGTAATGGGGATATGATAATCTTTGATGAAATTGTCGAAACAGGTTTATCTGCTTCTAAACAAGCACAAATGGTTAATGAGTACACCTGGAAGAAATATAAACTCAAGCCTACAGATTTTGATGATGATATTGCTGATCCTGCATACTGGACCAANCACTCTGAAAAAGAAGGTGCACTTTATAGTCCTGCTGATTTCTATGGAGATGAAAGTATATTTTTATCGAGGGGTAACAATGATAGAAAAGCTAAGGCAAAAATAGTGTATGANGGNTTGGAAGTNCCAGANGAAGGTAATGCAAAAATAAGATTTACAGAAAATTGTAGTTATTGTTGTGAAACTATTCCTAACTTACCTGCAGCAGAATTGAACCCAGAAGATGTTGATACTAAGTCTGAGGATCATGCTTTTGATGCACTTGCCTATGGTGCACTTAAAGTATTACCTACAAAAACTGGTAGAGAAAAACAAGAAAAGGGTTGGAGATATAAGTTATTGAATAAAATATCAGGTGGAAGTTTAAATTGGAAAACATCATAAATGTCTAAATCTTATTCAGGAACAATAAGTAAACCTGCCGACAAAGTTCTAAAAGCATTTGACTATGCTCGTGATTCATTTCAAGAAGCAAGAACAGAATCAGAAAGAGCAGTCAGGTATTTAAATAATGATACTTGGACAACAGATGAAAAAACAAATGCTAAGAAATACAAAAAACCTACATTAAAATACAATATAATTACACCTATTGTATCTACACTTGTAGGTAATGAACAACTGAATCGTAGACAAGCTAGATTTAAACCTACTACTATATCTGGTGTTAATGTATCTGATATAGTACAAGGAAGATGGAATGCAATAGCAGATGAGCAGGACATGGAAGATAAATTGCAAATTGCTTTTATTGATGCATTGACTACAAAGCTAGGTGGATGGATAGAAAGATCCTATGAGGTAAACGAAGAAGGTTATTTAGAATTTAAATATGATGTAGTAAATAATTTTAGAGTACATATAGATCCAGAAACAAGAGCAAATGATTATAGGCTTAAACATTGTAGGTGGATAATAAAAGAAGGTTGGGAACCATTAGATATTATAGCAGAAAAATATGGTGTTGACCCACAAGATGAAAAAAATGAAAGAGATTTGTGGTGGTGGAATCAGCTATCTGATACAATACGAAGAATGACTGATAGGGTTTACAGTAACAACTTAGAGCATTATGATAAAGAAAATGGTAGATATCGTGTATTGGAAATGCAAGAAAGACAAGTTGTTAAATGTGTAACTGCATATGATGGCAAAGAATACTATGTTATGAAAAAAGCAGACTTTGCAAAAGAAAAAAAAGAAAACCCAGATTTAATAATTATAAAAGAATTTGATAAAGAAAAAATACATATAACAACTGTTATACCATATTTTAAAAACTTAGTTGTGTTGGATGAAGAAGCAAAGGGTAACACAGCTAACTTTGATTGTTTTCCTGTGTGGAGTTATAATTACAATGTGCAAGTAAATGAACAAACTTCACTAGTAGATTTATTATTAGATATACAAGATGATGTAAACAAATCTAAATCGCAAGTTAGAGATTATGTGACACAGATATTATCTGGTGGTGTATTTATCGATAAACGAGAGAAAGAAACGATTAAAGCTCTAAAAGAAAAAGGTAATCAACCGAACATGGTATATGAGCTAAACAATCCAGCTATGACTCCTCAAAGACTGGGTCCAGGCTCAGTGCCACCAGATATTCTTACTAATGCAGAAAACTCAGTGCAATATGCACAACGAGTTTCTTTGGTGTCAGAAGCTATGAAAGGTGAGACAGCTAGGTCTGGTGAGTCAGGTGTGTTATTTGAGCAAAAAGTACAACGAGCTGCTGCAGCTATAAATCCATATTTTAAAAATTTATCTCGTATAAGAAAAGTTATAGCTGAAGATTTTATGGATAATTTTTCTTTTGTATATGCAGAACAAGACAGAGTTGTCAGATTAAAACAAGACAATATATTCCAAGAGGTTATAATCAATCTAAATTATGCTGGTACAATATTGAATAATGTTGATAACCCATCTGTATATGTAGAGCTTGACGAAGGAGAAGACAACATAACAAATGTTGAAGATAACTTTAACAGAATGATAGCTTTGACAAATGTTATAGGTCAAATAAACCCAGCATTNGTAGATGTGAGAACATTAGTAGAATCAGCACCTATTAAAGGTTCAGATCAGATGGTTGCATATATAGATCAAGTNATGCAATCACAACAAGAACAAGCAGGTCAACAAGCAGAATTTGCNCAACAGCAACAAGAATTAGCTAGTACAAAACAAGTATTAGANAATATGAAGNCACAGCGAGGAATGATGAATGATGAGGAAAAGTTAAGATTAGAGTCAAAGAAAATTGAAATAGGCAAACAAAAAAAGGTAAGGCAAGTTGGCAAACAAGAGTAAAACATATAAAAATTTATTGAAAAGAATAGGTGTATCTGGTTTTAATAAACCAAAGAGAACACCAGGACATCCTACTAAATCACATGTTGTAGTAGCTAAAGTGGGAAATATTGTAAAAACAATAAGATATGGACAACAAGGTGTGACTGGAGATAAAACTAATACACCAAGAGCACAGAGTTTTAGAGCTAGACATGAAAAAAATATAGAAAAAGGTAAAATGTCAGCAGCCTGGTGGGCAAATGACACAAAATGGAGAGCATAAATGCATTCTTTATATCATAATATAAACAAAAGAAAAAAATCAGGAACAAGTAGACCTAAATCTAAATCTACTATAACAACAAAAGCATATAATAATATGAAAGCTGGTTTCCCTAATTCCAAAAAAAATAAAAGCAAAAAATCAAAAACATACAAAAAGATAATGAAAAAAAAGTATTGATGATAGATACATTAAGAACAGCAGCAGTAGGAATAACAGGTAGTGCATTGCATTGGACAGAATATGTGCCACCTATAATGAGTGCATTAGCAGCATTAGCTACATTAGTGTATATGTTAATTAAAATAAATAAAGAGTTAAAATGAAAATATTGCCACCTATAGTATTTGATA